TGAGAATCGTGCTGGGAGGCTTCGGTGCCAAATTGGCCCAAGCTGCCCGCAATCGGTTTTCGTGCTTCATGAACTCAGTCTTCCAGCTCTCAGATGGCACTCTCATAGAGCAAATGCAGCCTGGAATAATGAAGTCGGGTTCTTACTGCACCTCCTCAACCAACTCCAGAATTCGTTGCCTTATGGCTGAGCTGATTGGCTCCCCATGGTGTATTGCCATGGGTGATGATTCTGTGGAAGGTTGGGTTGATGGAGCGAAAGAGAAGTACATGAGTCTAGGCCATGTGTGCAAGGACTACAAGCCTTGTGCCACCACCATTTCCGGTCGCTTATACGAGGTAGAGTTCTGCTCTCACGTTATAAGGGAAGATCGATGTTGGTTGGGGTCTTGGCCTAAGACTCTGTTTAAATACTTATCCGAGGGAAAGTGGTTCTTCGAGGACCTTGAGCGAGAGCTCGGTACTTCACCCCACTGGCCCCGAATCAGACACTATGTCGTGGGGAATACTCCATCGCCCCACAAAATTTTAGAAGAAAATTCAAGTCCGAGCTATGGCGAAGAGGTTGACAAAACAACAGTTAGCCAAGGCCATAGTGAACACTCTGGAAGCCCCGGCCACTCAACAGAGGAGGCCCAGGAACCGGAGACGGCGCCGTACTGCTGCCCGGCAGCTTCAGCCTACCCAGGCTGGGGCATCCATGGCCCCTATTGCTCAGGGGTCAATGGTTCGCCTTCGTGAACCATCTTTGCGTACGGCTCGAGGAGTCACAGTCCTAACGCACTCTGAGCTTTCAACAGAGCTCGCTGTGACGAATGCGATAGTGGTCTCTTCGGAGCTTGTGATGCCCTTCACAATGGGCACTTGGCTTAGAGGCGTTGCGTCCAATTGGTCCAAGTATTGTCTGGAGTCGGTGAGATATACGTATCTCCCCTCGTGTCCAACAACGACGCCTGGGTCCATTCATATGGGTTTCCAATATGACATGGCTGATTCCCTTCCCGTATCCGTTAACCAGTTATCTAATCTGAGAGGCTATGTCTCTGGACAGGTCTGGTCGGGTTCTTCTGGCCTCTGTTATGTCAATGGCACCAAATGCCTTGACACCGGAAGTGCTATCTCCACCACTTTGGATGTGAGTAAGCTTGGTAAGAAGTGGTACCCTTTCAAGACTAGTTCGGATTACACTGCCGCTGTTGGCGTGAACGTCAACATCGCCACTCCCCTGGTCCCGGCAAGGCTAGTGATAGCTATGCTGGATGGGTCGAGTGCGACAGCTGTGAGTACTGGACGCCTATACGTGTCTTACACTATTTGTCTAATTGAGCCTACGGCCTCAGCAATCAACAACTGAGAAGTTGTAAAACATCCATGGTCCTTTCCTTTGGCAAGAAGGGAGACTATTTCACAATGCCACGTGTTTGAGAGAGCAGGCACGTTAAACATCTCTCCGCCAGAAATGGGGCGTAATCC